TCGGGGCGGGAATTAACGGAAAATCACTTGTCTTACATTAGCCGAATTGTATTAGAGGATAACGCAACGGGGTCTGATGTTTTGACATTCACTATCCAAGACCCAAAGTTTACGTTTATCACGGACGATTTATTCGTTGAGGAAGCACCAGTATCTTTCACAGGCGGTTGGTTGCACGAAGGTAAAAAGGTGAGCTTTCAAGGGTTTATAAGTGCTATTGATATAGACTTTCCCGAAACAGGACACCCAGTTATGACAATCGTATGTATGGATAATTCCCATCTTATGCACAGGAAAAAAGAGCAAAAGACTTGGCAAGACATGAAGGCAAGTGATATAGCAAAGGAAATTGGCGAAAAGTACGGTTTTGAAGTCGTGGTGGACGATTCAGAGAAAGTGCATGATTCCATAACCCAAAGCGGTCAGTCTGATATAGAGTTTCTAACGGACTTAGCCAGTAAAGAGGAAAAAGACTTTTATTGCAAGGTCAAAGGAAATACACTCTACTTCGTAGTGAGGAATTACTTAGAGGAACCACAAGCCACAAAGTATTACAGACAGGGGCCTTTAGATATAGTCAGCTTTCGGGCTAGGATAACAAAAGAGGTTATTCAAGACGAAATTGAAAAAGCGGACATTGATGTTGATACTGGTGAAACACTAGAAGGAATTGCAACAGACGGTACGCCGAGAGAAAATCAAGGCGAACCGATTAAGAACACCTACTACCGCTTAACGACCGAAGGAAGCTGGGACGCCTTTGAGGATGATTAGGAGGTGAATCGGTGGCGAGAGTAATAGGCAAACGACTTGATAAAAGTGGACAATGGGTAGATGTTTACGGTGATGACGAAGATGAGAGGTTAGAGGAATACAGCAGTGAAAGCGAAGTGGAAGAACCAGAAGATTTACCGCTTAACAAAGAGGCGGAAAAAGAGTTCAAAGCGAGAGAGCGAGATTTACTGATTGGAGAGTTAGAGATAATACCAGATTTAGCCTTACGCTCCGCTAAGACGATTCGCTTAGAGGGATTCGGGAGAATATTATCAGGACTGTATTTCGTTGAAAGTGTTACAACCGAGTTCAACCTTTCAAGCGGGATGGACTATCAGAAAATTTCGGTTAGCAGAGATGGGTTTGGTGAGTATATGAAGAAAGGAAAGACGCTTCAAAAGCTACCAGAACCAAAGGCGGAAGGACGAAAAGAGGAATTACAACCGCCAATGCAACCTTCGTAACATTAACCTTGGGGTGGTAGAATGGGTAAGTTTTTCGGTAAGTACCGAGCAAGAGTAATCAATAATAAAGACCCCAAGAAAATGGGGCGAATAAAAGTCGAATGTCCTAAAGTGCTAGGGAAGTTTGAAAGCGAGTGGTGCTTACCTTGCTTCCCTTACGGAGCAGACGGAATCGGGACGATTCAGATTCCAAGAGAAGGGTATTTAGTTTGGATTGAGTTTGAAGAAGGCGACCCAGATAAGCCAATTTGGACGGGAGCAATTTGGAAACAAGAATTGACCCCATTTGAGGACGAATATGAATTAACCGACAGAAAACGAATCTTCAAGACGGAATCGGGACACAAAATAGTCTTTAGTGATGTAGAAGAACACGAGTATGAGGACGAAGAAGGGAACACGGTTTCAGTTGAAGCGGACGAGCATATAGAATTGACTACCCATTCGGGGCATAGAGTTAGGTTCCATGATGTAGAGGACGAAGAATATGTCGAAATAGAAACAAAGTCGGGACATAAAGTTAAGTTCAATGATGTTGACGGAGAAGAATCGTTTCGGCTAGACGAAATGAACGGAAATAGCTTTACCGCTAATAAAGACGGAACGGTACTATTAGATAAATTCGGGAACAAGACAGAAACAACAGACGCAGGTATTTTGATTCAAGATAAATTCGGCAATAAGACCGAAAAAAGTGATTCGGGCATACAGATTCAAGACAAAAACGGAAACATAATCGAGTTGAATGACGGAGGAATAACCATAACTTCAAGTGCGAATGTAATGGTAACAGACGCAAATGGAAACTCGGTCAGTATGACTGGTGATGGCATAACAGTTTCAGCAGGGGCAGATGTAACGGTTTCCGCAGGAGGGTCAGTAACCGTTTCGGGTTCGTCAATAAATTTGAATTAAGGTGATAAAATGGCGGGAGTTGTTAGAGTAGGCGATTCCCACGCAGGTATATGTGACCACGGGTTGGAGTGTTGCCCACATAATGTAACTGGCACTTTCATAGAGGGAAGTCCTAATGTTTTAGTCAATGGGAAAGGCGTAGTAAGACAAGGAGATGCAGTAGAGCATAACTGTCCTCATTGTGGAACAGGAACTGCAGAGGGTAGTGATTCTACCGTTTTAGTCAATGGCAAACCCGTTCAAAGAGTGGGGGATAAAGTTGTGTACGAAGGAGGAAGTGGCGTAGCGACAGGTGGAAGTGAGGATGTATCTGCTGGATAGAGGTGATTGAATGAGTACAGGGTATAACGGTATCAGCTTTCCATTCCGTATAGGGAATAAAGGTGGAGTGGTTATGTCCTCTACCAGCCTTCTCGAAGTCCCGCACATTGTAGAGAGCATAGCCCAGATTTTAGGAACACATTTCGGCGAAAGGGTTATGGAGTTGGATTTCGGTTCTGGGATAGACACACAGATTTTCGAGCCAAATGATACAACGACCCACAATCTGATTAAGTATGAGATTCTCCAAGCACTCAAAAAGTGGGAGCCGAGGGTGGAAGTAAAGCAAGAGGATATTACCGTATTCCAACAAGACGAAAAGATTTACGCTAGGATAGAATTTGTCGTGATTAGTTATCAGACCAAACATACTGCGTTAGTGGAATTGGGAGGTGAGAACGGTGTCTAGAATTGATTATAGAACAAGGGATTACGAAGGTTTTAGGTCGGAAATGATTCGCAGGTTAAAAGAGAAGATGCCGGAGTACACAGATTTCAGTTCTTCGGACGCAGGAATAGTTATTCTGGAACTTTTAGCGGAAGGTCTTGATGTTTTAAGCTACTACAATGAGGTCGTAGCTAATGAGGTCTTTCTTGAAACTGCTTATGAACGAGAAAATGTAATTAAGATTGCTCAGATGCTAGGGAAGCAGGTTGAAGAAGCTACTCCCGCTAAATTCTTTCAAGTGTTCGAGATAACGCCACAGGATAAAGATGTAGTCATTCCTAAAGGCTTTCAATTAAGTACGAAGGAATCTTCGCCAGAGAAAAAGATTTTCTTCGAGCTGGAAAGAGATTTAACGATTCCTGCGGGGAAAACAGGTTTAGAAAAAGATAGTAACGGAGATTACCTCTATAAAGTACCCGTAGTAGAGGGTAAGACAATATCGCCAGAGGTAGTCGGTACGAGTAACGAAAGCCCAAATCAGTCTTTTCAACTAGCTTACAGACCAGTACTAAAGGACAGCGTTAGGATTTTCGTCCATGACGGAGTGGAATTTGAAGAATGGCAGAGAGTTGAGAATTTCATTGATAGCACTTCGACTTCTAAGCACTTCGTTGTACGGTTAGACGAATCAGCACAAGCAACGGTCATATTCGGTAACGGAACCTTCGGCAAAATACCGAATCGAGTAGTGGGTGGAATCGTAGCAAATTACCGTATCGGTGGCGGGGAAGTAGGAAATGTAACAGCTAACTCCATTACAGAAATAGTCGCAAAACCTGCTTACATGAAAAGGACTTTTAACCCCGACTTAGCTTATGAACCAGGTCGAAATAGGGAATCCACAGAACGAATTAGGATTGACGCTCCGAATACTTTCCGAACAGTATGGGGTGCTTTAACGCTTAAAGACTTTTCCGATGTAGTTAAACTAAGATTTCCTGAAGTTGTTTTTGCGGTGGCGGAAAGGGACGCAGACGAAATAGATGATATCCATATCTATATGCTCCTAGAAGATAACGCTCCCTTGACGGAGGAATTCAAAGAGCGAGTTCATAACATATTTGACGAGAACAAAGAGGGAAGAAAAATAATCGGCGTAAGGACAATTCACTTAGAA